CGGCAGCGCGCCCAGCTCCGCCAGAAACCCCTTGGCTGAGACGCCATAGGCCCCGATTTCGTCGTAGATCAGCACCTCCGCGCCGGTCACCCGGGCCCGGATCGTGTACCAGCTGTTCATGATGTTACTCCTGTTGTGTGGCGGGATCGGACGCCGTTGCTCCATCGTCACCGTCACCGTCATTGCCGTTGCCATCACCGTTGCCCTTGCCCGGATCCGGACGGGTGGCGGGCGTGGCCCGCGCGCCCTGCGTCTCGCCAGGGCTGGTGCGGTACTGAAGGCCCAGTGCTTTCACGCGCGCCGCGTCGGCTGCGTTTTCGCGGTCTATTTCCTCGACGTCGTAGCCCGTGGCCTCGACAACCTTGCGGCGCGAGACAATCCCTGCCTCCATCGCCAGCACCTGCGCCTGGATGTCTTTCAGCGGATCGACCCAATCCCAGCGTGGCGGGATCCAATTCACCGCGCGGTACCGCGCAGGCGAGCCTGCATAGTCTGGCAAGTCCAAGGCGCCCGACAGCACCGCCGTCTCTAACCAGCGGGCCCAAACCCTGCGACAAAGCTGATGCGCGACAACACCGTGCTGCAGCTGTTCGACCCTTCGGCGGAACTCGACCAATTCAGCGCGAAGGCTGGAATAGTTCGCTTGGCGCACATCGCCGGTTACCAAGTGATACGGCAGGCCCAAGGACGCTGAGACCGACAGCAGTGTCCGATATTGAAACGCCTCATAGCCGCCACCAACATCGGCGGGACTGGAGAACTTCACGTCCTCCCCCGGAAGCAGCACCTGCAGCGTGCCAGGCTCCAGACTGACCGTAGCGCCGCTGTCATCGGTCGCCTCAATCTCGCCCATCAGCTGCTCTTCGGGTGCTGTCTTTGTGATGAAGCCCGCGAACATCGCAGCCGTTTTCTTGCGGTCCAGTTCGGCGTCATCATACTGGTCGAGCAGAAACAACCGCACCATGGCAGGTGCCATGTGGGGCAACCCCCGGATTTGCCCCGCGTCAATGGGGCGGTAGATGTGCAGAACATCCTCGGCTGGCACCCGGGTCGTCAGCGGCACTGGCATGGTCTGGTCTGTGCTGTCGCCGGGGTGACGGCGCCGGAAGTGATACGCCACACGCCGTCCGATCAGGTCAAACTCAATCCCGCAACGGATTGGGTTGCCGTTGGCGGCAGTCTCTGTTTTCTCAAAGGGCAGCATCTCAGACTGCAATAGCTGCAGCTGGATCGGCACCAGCAGGCCATCCTCGGACCGGCGTGGGCGCATCCGCACAAAGCATTCACCCGCGACGAACATCTCGCGCGCCACCATCGCTTGCAACCCATAGAAGTCGGTCAGACCGTCAGCATCCGCCTCATCGGTCCAGGCAAGCCAGAGCCGCTGCACCTGATCACGCAAGGCCGGATCCTCGATCAGCGAAGACGGCTTGATCCCGTCACCCACGAGGTTCGACGCAAAAGCCTCACAGGCATTGGCGGCATAACCATTGGTTACCACCAACTCACGCGACCGCGCCAGCAGACGCGGGCCGCCCGAGGCGACCAGCGAGTTGATATTTTCCAAGGGCGGTTGCCAGCCCCGCAAGCGCCGCTGCGACATTGCCCCTTCCAGTCGCGCACGCACGTCTTTTGGGCCGCCAGTTTCCCGGCGGCGAAAGCCATCAAACCAGCCCATGCGTTACAGCCCTTTGCTGGTTATCACGCGCACTTGGCGGATAATCTTGCGCCCCTCCGCCGCTGCGATCTCGCGGTCCAGTACCTCAATGGCTCGGTCGATTTCGGCGATGCTGCGGTAATCCACCGATCTGCCGTCGTAACTGACCCGCGCCACGCCAGAGGATCGCTGCGCCGAGAGGGCGTCACGGCGGGCTTTAAGGTCGGAAATTGTGGGCATGTTTACCTCATGTAACTTGATGGCATCGAGCGCCGCCGCGCCGGACTGCGCACGGCACGAATAGATCCTGCTGCGGCTTTGTCTTGTGACCCGTCACCGTTGGTGTCCCCGGCCACCTGCGCCTCAAGATCGACCCAACGCGCCTCTGACCATCGATCTGCCCCGATAATCCAGGCAGCCGCGCGCGCATAGACCCGGCAGTCGAGGGCCTCGTTGCGCTCGCGCAGCTTTTGCCATTCAAGCCGGGCAAAGCCGCGCTTGGTGCGCACAGTGACCAGTTCCTCGGCCACCAGCTGCTTGAGCCATTCGCTGTCCACCCAATCGGGCAGATGCACCGTGCCGGGCGGGAACGTTACGCCCTCGGCCAATTCTTCCTTCGTCGGGCGCGGCAGGCCGAGATGGCGGTAGGTTTCCGCCTTGAAGGTGGACACCGCCACGGTCCAGAGCCGAGCTCCCCGGCGCAGGCGTTTGCCCGCGTCGGTCACATCGACATAGGTCGGGCCCGACACCGGGCTTGAACGATTGAACCCCTCGACGCCTTTAACCGGTGCGACCTGCGCCACGCCCTGCCGCCGCGACCAGCCATAAACGGCCGGAGCCTCATAGCCGGTGTCGATGGCGAGCTTGGCCAGCCGCAGTTGCGCGCCGTTTTGATGGATCCACGTCCGGTCCAGAAGCTTTGTCAGCTCCGACCACGCGCCCTGATGGTCCGGACCACCCTCGATCACGATGTGGTCGACCAGCCAGCTTGTTCCGCCCCGGCCCCAGGCCCAGACATCGACCTCGATCCGGTCCTTCTGCACATCGGCCCCGGCGGTCAGGAACAGACCGCCCGCAGGCACGATGCCCGGCTTCCATATTTCGCGGCGATCATAGAGCCGCGACCAGTCCGGCGCTTCGCCGGTTTCCACCCATGTCTCGCCAAGGATCGTGTTCTTGAACGCCCGGATCGCCTCGTCCGAGCCCTGCGCTGCCTCCCATGCCCGCACGATCCGCTCCCAGCTGAGCCAGCCGATCGGCGAATAAAGCGCCGACAGGTGATAGCCGACGGTGCCGGGATCGGCGGCGACAGCAGTTGCCCGCCACTCACCCGCCTCCAGCAGTGCCGTCTTGTGATGTTCGGCGATGGGCCGCTCGCAGCCCTCACAATGGTAGGCCGCCGCCTCGGGCCGCCCCTTTTCCCAGCGCAGCCGCTCGAACTTCAGCCACTGGAACTGGCTGCAATGCGGGCATGGCACGAAAAACTGGCGTTGGTCGCTGGTCTCATATTCCCGCTCGATCCGGCTCAGCCCCCGGATCGTCGGGGTCGAGACCAAGAAGATCTTGCGCCGGTGTGCGAAGGTCAGTGACCGCGCCTCGGCTAAGCTGACCGGGTCGCCTTCCTCGTCGGCCGAGGCGGGATAGGCATCAACCTCATCAAGGAAAATGTAGCGCGCCGGTGTCGAGCGCAGACCCACGGCCGAATTGGCCCCGGTCATGATCAGGATGCCGCCCGCGAATTCCTTCGACAGCATCGTGTTGCCCGCATCACGCGAGCGCGCTGGTTTGACCCGTTCGCGCAGCTCCGGGCTTTCCTCGATTAGCGGATCAATTCGCTGGCGCGAATTGCGTTTCGCCAGTTCCACGGTCGGCTGCACCGCGAGCATCGGCCCCGGTGACTGGTGGATGGCAAACCCGATCCAGTTGTTCCCGGCTTCAGTCGCGCCGACCTGTGCGGCCTTCATGAACACGATCCGCTGGACAGCGGAACTCGGCGACAGCGCATCCATGATTTCGCGCATGTAAGGCGTGCGCGCTGTGCGATAGCGCCCCGGCTCGGCGCTGGCGCGAGACCCCAGCATCCGGTGCGCATCGGCCCATTGCGACACCGTCAGATCGGCGTCCGGCCGCATCCCCCGACCCCAGCTGCGCAGTAGTTGATCGGCGCCATCGAAGGGTTCGGTCTCAGCGAAGGTCGATGCGGACCTCGGCGAGGCTGTCGAGTTGGGCACGGACATGGGCTTCCAGCACCTTCTGCATCATGACGGGCTCCAGACTTCCGTGATCCGCGATCATCACCCCCAATTCTGACGCCATCAGCGCCGCCGCGCGCGCGGGCCAAGTCACCCAGGCGTCGCGCTCCTCACGGGCCAGCCGGAACACCAGCCCCACCGCGCGGTCGCGGTCGATCAGCTCACCCTTCAGCTTTGCCAGCTTCAGCTTACGCTCCTGCGCCTTCAGCACCTCGTTGGCGGTCTTTGCCTGCAGGAAGGTCGTGCCGCCGCCAGTGACTGGGGCGGGCAACCCTTCCTCACGCAATGTCTCACCCACGGTCGACAGCGCGGTGTCGGGGACCGGCTTTAGTTTGGGT